CAACTTCCTCTCCCATTTCTAAAAGACTATTGACTAAACGATCTTTGCTATTTTCTAAGGTGGCTATTTGCGCCTCCAATAGTTTAAGGTCTTTTTTTAGATCTTTCTTTTCTTCCCTTAACTCTTCTATGTTATGCTTATCCTGAAGGCCGGCTTCCATTTTGTTTGCCATTGATTGGGCTTCCTCAACCAGTCCCAATAGCCCAGCAAAATTTCTGGTATTATAGCATGAACGCATCTCTTGTAGGACTTCACATATAGTTCTATTCGGCATTCATTCCTCCAAACATCCCCAGATAAATTGTTCAGTTTCTTTATCGACATCGTTGCCTTTGATATGTAATTCAAGATTGGTTTTAAAGTCTAATTTAATCTCGTAATCATGTTCCATAGCATCTATGTATGCGTCAATCCTATTCTCTCTTTCTTTCTTAGTTTCGAGATGGGTCTGGATAACCACCGACTTATCAATCGGTATGTTAATTTCTTCGTAAGAATTATCTTCAGCGAACCAGAGATAAAATTTTGGTTGAAAGTTTATCTGGCGTGCATCTTGTCTACTCATCGAGCCGGAATTAATTAGAAGCTTGTCACGAAGAGTTGACACGAATTGTTGATGATTATCCCCGCTGATAATTAAATCATAGCCTACGAGCTTCTCAAGAAGTCTGGAGCCTATTTCTGCATTGGCGCCGGGGAAGGGGTCTTTCTCTTCAGTTACTAATTGATGGATCATGCAAACCATTCTCTTGCCGTTCATCCTTCTTCTGTTAGACTTGGGTTCAACTCCAAATGGGAAACCAGTGATTAGCCAGTCGGTTTGATTTGGCCAACCTAATTCTGAAGGATCTAATATTAACCCGGGCTCTAATAAGACAATGGCTTTTCCTGCAGCCTCAATAACCGATAGACTGGACTTTGTAAATAGTTCTAAATTATGTTTCGGGAGATCATGTTGACCCGGGATACAAATAAAGTCAGGCATTGACTTGAGAACAATGCGGATTAGTTCTGGCCAGTTCTTTGAGTACTCAAAAATATCACCGGCTACCAGCATTGGTATATTATATTTCTCGCAAATGCTTTTAGCCAGTAGACCTTTTTCCTTCTGGGCTCGAACGAAATCATCTGTGCGGCATATAGGATTATCAATCCGCCAATGTAAATCCGCTCCGCATAGTGCTGATGGTTTTCTTAAATTAAGCGCCATCTATTCTAACCCCTTGGTCATCTAATATGTCCCAGATTGCTTTTCTTAAATTATAACTTTTTAAATCTTCATCTGACCACATTGGGTTTTGCACCATGCCCTTTAATAGTTTTGCTTCTTCCAAGGTTAACTTTAATGTAAAGCCATGTGTTTTAATTTTCATTTTTTCTCCAATCGTTTTCACATAGTGGACATTTATCTGGAATCATTTTATTGTATTTAGTATTTATTTTTCCATACTCAATGCTAACACTAGTGAACTCTTTTTCTAATTGCAATATCCTTTCTTCCATGTCTATTAAGACTTCATTGTCCTTTTCTATTTTAATGATATCACTTTGTAAATTAATTAATCCCTTGATTCTTTTTTCAACTCCGTCAAAGAGATTTGAGTCAATTAGTTTAGAGTTAATGTCAATTATCTTTTCTTCGATATCAATTAAACGATTGTATTCTTTTTGTTCATCTTTAATAATCTTATCTGTTTTTGTTAATTCATTTATATTTTTTTGAATCGTATCAATGGACTTAAACTGATTTACTTTTTTATTTAATTCAACAAGTTTTGTTTGGGTCATACGTAATGTATGTTCTTCATTTCTAACAGCTGACAATTGGCCAGATATCTTTTCAACTTTAATCAATTGTTCTTCAGCGTTATCAAGCCATGAGAAATCTTCAGCTTCTTTAATAGCAACTTCAAGTATTGTTTCGTCCTGTTTAATTGATGAGTTCAAAGCCCGAATAGAACTGTCAGCATTTTTAAATGCGGTATCGATATCGGAAAGAGAAGCAATTTGATTTAACTGTCTACCGATTTCAGGGGCGGACTGAGCAAAAATAAAATACGGATTGTCTTGGTTTTGAATATTGATATCTGATAAGTTTAAAACATTAGTTACTTCATCTGGTACTTGTTTATTAAACGCCCTTAGTGGATCATTCAATGTGCTGATTCTATATTCATTCACTCCCTTACCGATTGCTCTGGTAATCTCGATTCCTTCAGTTAACTTAATTGAAACTTCACAAAGACCTTCCAACACAAGGTCTCCGTTTTTATTTTCTTTCTTGATCCAGTCAGACGCAAACTCAAAACCAAGTGGCCTCCCGGTTCGAACCCACTCAATAGCATTAATGAAAACAGATTTCCCTTTATCGGACACTCCACAGATAACATTAATACCGGGAGACAAATCAAGTTCGATTTCTTCCCATGACATAAAATTTTTTAGACGGATGGACTGAATCATTTTTCTACTTGTATCCCTCTTCTCTCTAATTTAATTTTCACGGGGACATCTTTTTTTATAAGTTCTTGCGCTCTTTTGATTGCTTCTTTCTCATCTTCAGTAAATGTTTTTACTCCCATTTTATTTATATGACTTGCTTGTTTTACCCACTCAATCCAAACTCCCTTTTTATATTTAGTATACTTTGGCAAGATTCGTTTTCTTGGAAACATAACAAAGAAATATTTACATACCCTTTTATATTCAGTCTTACTTAACTTTGCATATAGATCTTTTGTTTTTGGTTTTTCATTTGGATGGATATATTCTGGCTTCATTGGAGGACATTCGATATAGTCCGCACATCTCCTCAATAGATCAGGAAGAGATATGACCTTACTCAAGCCATATCTTTTCCATAGCCGTTCAAGCTTGCCTTCAAAAACATTTACGTTATGATGGATAACCCCTCGCAAACATCCGAGCCCATTGGGACCACCGCACTCCTCATTTTTTAGTTTGTGCTTGTGGTCAAAAACACATTCATCTTCTTCAATAGGTATACCAAGAATCGCACATTTGCATTCTTGTTTTCGGAATTGCTCCGCCCGCATTTCTTTTAGTTGTGCTTGAGTGATCGGAATTAGTTCTGTCATTAGTACCCCTAAAAGATCCTTTGTCTATTTAAACGCATTGCATTTTCTACTTCGGTCCAGACTCCTCCGACTATGAGTTGAAGTTCTTTCTGAAGCCTATTCTTTTCTAAATAGACTACTAAATCATCTCTTGATTTTTTGAGGTCGAATTCACTCGCCGTAATTCCACCGGAGTCCGATTTCCAATGTTTAGTCTTTTTTAAAAAGTCAACACAGGAACCAACATCATCAACTCCGTAGTCATTGTATATTGGAAAGACAATACCATCTTTTCTTTTCTTCCCGGTCAGTTTATTCTTAACTACTTCTGCTTGGGTAACACCGCCAATCTCATGTTTCAACTCCATAGCTTCATCGGTGATTCCCTTTAACCTATGGAAATAAACTTGATGATAAGAATAAAAGTATGGCGCCTCTCCGCCAGCGGTTACCCAATCTGTCTGGCCGAAACCTTTATTAAACCGCTGTCTGGTTTGCATAATAATAAACAAAGCTGAGTCAGTATGTTTAATCCTCCCGTTGACCATTCTTAACACTTCACCGATATGCTTAGCCTTTTCAGCCTTATATGAACCATCTACTTTTGATAACATGTCCGCATCTTTTGATTCAATAGCGGCCTTTCTCATGGCTTTATATTCTCTTTCGAGTTCTTCGTCCGACGAAAGGCTATCGAGACTATCCAGAACATAAATAAATGGTTTACTGGAGTCACAGCGTTTCAGAATGTTGTATTTAAAATTCTGGATTGTTTCACTTGGGATTGGGTCATTTGTTTTCTTGTCAAAGTTTGGAGGACATAATCGACCACTGTTTAGGTCAGATGGAACCTTCGGCGCAAGAGGTGGGAAAAGATACTCGAGGTTAAACCCACTCCCCTTTCCTACTGTAGTTTGTTCAGCGTCATCCAATATCAAATCATAGTCGTCAAACTTCTCATCGACTGCACAGCAGGCCAGCATAGTTAAGAGAGTAATGGATTTACCTGATGCGGATTTACCTGGCGCAGTATTTATAGACCCCATTGCGAAAGCCCCGAAAGGGGTATCACTGCATGCACAATTAACTAAGGTTGAGCCAGAAGGAATTAATCTATCCGCAGTAACCTTGGAAGGGTCAGGCCCAATAAAATCTTCTGACTCAATTACGCTGGTTCTATCTTTAGTTTCTACTTGCTCGGTTAACTGGCTGGCCGGTCTTCGTCTTCTCTCCATTTAATCTTCCTTTCTGTAATCGTTATCATGTCCCTTAAATCACTCATTTCATAATCCGGCTGGTAGTCGTCGCATATCCCAGTAAGACCACTTACCTCTCCATCAGAGTCAGCGCAAACCCATACCATATCATATTTCTGATCTGACTCTTTCCATCTAAAATGGACGGACACCTTTTCACAATTCATGCATGACCATATACTAAAGAATTCTCTATAATTTTTCATACCCACGCTCCCGGTTTTTTTGATTGAGGAGTCCAGACTTCTTTGAACTCTCTGCTATGTCTATTTTTACAACACTCCTCTGCTTTTTCTTTTATAGTCCATAAATGCAAGCCTTCTCTACAAAGAAACCATCCCGGTGCTATTTGTTTGATTTTTGATTCTGCTCCCATCTTTTTTTACCTTCTACTTTAAAAATTGAACCCTTCCCCTGCAACATCCCCGATATCAAATATCTCCTGCGATACTTGTGGTTTTCTCATCTTGGCAACCCTTGGAGAGTTTATAACTGGATTTAGTCCACCAGAGTGAAGGGTTCAAAATATTAAAGTACAAACTTTCTTTTTATAATTTGTCGATAATTATAACGCGCCAGCCGAATCAAATCGTTGGCACTCCGTACTTTGAGAACTCGTGGTGGTGATGCTTTTCTACTTCGGGCAATTGCTTTTATTCTCTTTCTTATTTTTATTTTTTCTTTATCTTCGTTCATCCTTATTGCTCCTTTTATTGTTTGGGTGGGCAGGGATTTGCACCCTGCAATCTTATCCGCTTATTATAAGCACACCATAGTTTCGCAAGGTCGGGACAGCGTAAGACTTCTCAACCAGTCTACTATGTCATGGCGTCTACCTATTCCGCCACCACCCATATCTTTTTACTCCTGACCATACTTTAAAAACCATAATAACTTTGCTTCATCAATGTACCATCTACCGAACACCTTCTTCCCGATCTTGTATTGCTTCGTCCATTTAATCAGGGTCGGCAAGCTAATATCATAGCCTCTTTTTTGGAGCAATTCGATTGCCTTTCCAGTTGTAATTCCGGGATTTACTTTTTCAGCAGTCATAATATTTTACCTTCGTCGCCGTGCTGGTCTATTGACTACCTGGGCTGTACTGGTAGCGGCCGGTGCTCTCCGGGCCGGCGGTGCTGGTTCTGGCTCCGGCTCCGGCTCCGGCTCCGGCTCTGGATTATTTTTCATTGTTTCAAATTCTAACTGACAGGCATTGTAATCCTCATCGGCACACAACTGACATTCTGGATGTTGGTTGAAGTCATAACCGAATTCTTTCTGACAGCTTGAAGTCGGGTCCTCTTTTTTCTCCGGTTCGGGTTCGGGCCAGACGTCCGGCTCTTTTTTAGGTTCATCAAATCTCTGGCGGGGTGGTCTTGGCCGACTTGGTTTTTCTATTACTTTCTGAGGGGCGGCACTTTCTTCCCCTCCGTCGTCACCTGCAACAGCACCACCAATAGCTTGAACGGTTTGTGCATATGTAGGAATTACCAACATCTTATCGAGCGGATATACCTCGTCGAGGATTGATTCTTCGTAAGGCTGGCGTTCTTTAAAATCAATTCGATCCGCCTCTACAAAGGGCCACTTCCCGAGTTTCTTTTGTTGCCCTCGCCATTCAACCGTCCGACCATCTTCCAGATCCCAAAACAAATCCAATCCATTCGAGCCCAGATGTATTTCGGTTAGAATTTGTTTCTCAAACAAATGATAACTATTATCCCACAATCGAATTTCTTCATCGGCATTCAAATCGATTACGTTGTAAATGCATCTCCATTTGGGCGCCAGTGCAGCAACTGTTTCTTCCTGACCCTTTTCATCCATCAGGCGCTCTCGTTCCTCGCAAAGCCCACATGGTTCACCAAACGCTTCCCTTAAGCAAACCAGTTTTTCTCCCGTGGGAAGAGTATGTCTTGGATACTCAAGTTTATAATCAACGTCGCCAACATCCAGACCGGTAGGTTTCCCAGAGAATTTTCGGAAGCGTTTATACCATTCTGTTGAAATAATAAATGGGATGAAGTCGAACAGGTTGACTTCTCTTCCGTATTTAATTTTATCAACCCATAGAACTTCACGTCCTCCCAAGTCCTTATAGGTCAAGACATTATTACTTTTGCCTTCCCTATTCTCGACACTGTCCCGGGTTTTCTCCTGCAATTTTTTTCTTCTTTCTGACCAGCTTGTCATAATAAAT